AGGGGCATAAAACGTAAATGCCTTTGTAAAAACAGACGATGAAAAATATGGAACATTTCTCATTTTTTCTAAAAGTTCTTTTTTAGTTTCTTTGGGTTTTTCCGCACAGTCAAAAATCATCGAATCTCTTACAGCGCCAGGAACCTTCCATGCATAAACTTCGTAATCTTCTGAAAGTTTAACTGATGTTTTATCTTTAGTTTGTTGAAATTCATCAAGGTTGTTACCTCTTTTATTAAAAAAAAGCCAATAATATTCTTTAGTAGAAATTCCGGTTATCTCATCCTTTCTAATAACATAAGCAAAAAATCTCGGCTCCAGTTTATCGATTCCAGGTTTCTCTTCTATTTTCACAATTATGGGTTCGCTGTAAATTTTAACTTCAGATAAATTAAAACAAAAACTTGCTTCGCATGTCGTCCTTGGATCGAGGCGAACTTTTCTTACGCCCTGCTTCAAATCTCGAAAATTTAATTGATTTTCTAGGATACGCAATTGACTCTGCGCTGCACCAATAAATTTACATGCATATTCTTTATCCCCAAGCATGGTTACTTTGCATGGCACTTTCATACCTTAAAGCTCCTCGGCATTACAATCAGGGCAACATCTATAGAGTCAATACCAAAGTCACAGCCGTCCACGTTCGATATCTGAAAAGTTAGATACCGTCCACGGATGCTTCGGCTTCCAGTTATTCTACGCCACTGTTGGCCGGTCACTACGGAATCAACCGTGAACGATTTCTGTGATCTGTTATCTCCGAGAGTTACTATAAGGTCTCCCTCAGCCTCGTATCCTAAAAACATGAACCGTACTTTCTTTGGATTGTTTATTCCAAAATCCGTTATTATCGGTTCAAAGTAGGCCCCTATAGCGTCACCATCATCTGTGTCACCATCAAGCTCATATATGCCGTCGGTAGACGCTCCGAGGTAAACATCTCCGAATTTCACCATTGAATTGAATTCGTAATTAACGTACTGAGTTGTAGCCCCTGCCTGCAAAGTATGATCCAGAACAAACATACAAGAACTGTACGGTACGAAAGAGGCCGTAATATCCGCTGTTGGCGTTGGAGCGTATCCGTCTATATCAGCCATTATCGTATTTTCCCCCTCACATGCCTCAGTATCGAGCTCGTGAAGCAATCAACGCTTGATGTCATAGTAGGAGTCGGAACTGTGCCTGTAAGTATTATGGTATCGTTTGCCAAAGACGCATAAAAACGAACAAGGGCACCCGGCACTGGCACTCTACCAAACAAAGTGACAACCTGTCCGGTCAACGCCGTCATGGTACAATACGGACAAGGCGACCTTCCGAAAATAGAGGCCACATTCCCAACAGTAACTTCAAATAATCCGGTCGGGGTTGGGACTGTACCAGAGATAACTGTAATATTCTCTGTGTCACCTATACAGGTAATAAGGGGAACCGGCACTCGACCATATATAGTAGCAAGATGGTGGGTATCAGCTACTACATTACATGTTGGAATAGGAACGTCTCCGCTAAAACTAAGACCGATTCGCATTGAGCAGGTCGGGCACGGAGCGCTGGCTATAATTGATGGGTCCCTACCGCTGTAAGCTATACAGGTAAATTCAGGGACCGGACAATCACCTTCTATTATCTTACCAATTCTAAAACTTGCTGTAGGTACCGGAGGTGAAGCATCGATGCGAGCATACCTGAAAACAGCCATCGCTTCGCATGTTGGTGTAGGACAATAACTGTCTATTCGTGCATAGTTGAAGCAATGATCACAGGATAGTTCAGCATCCGCCGTTAATGATGAAGGAATTATATCGATCTGGTGAGTAGCTGCAAGAATTTCAGTTGCTACAAAGGGTGGACAAATTATATCAATACATGGTAGTCCAAGCAAGGCAGCATCGGCGATAAGAGGTGCTGCGATTATATCGCCAAGCCTAACTTCACTGAATTGAATTTCTGTAACAGCAGTAAGGGGTTCGGTGTCACTAAAATCAATCTGAAAATTATTGTCAAGTCCTACAGTGGCACTAAGGGGCGATGTCAAAATAAGACCGATATCAGGACAAATAGCTGAAAAACCGGAAGGAGGAGAATATGTTTGGTCAATAATATTAAACTTTGCAGTTAAAACATCCTCATAAACAGCGGTACTTTGCATAGGGAAGAATGTGCCGGAAATACTATTATACGCTTCATTCGTCCCAGCGGCAGGATCGCCAGATGCCTGCCATACATTATTTTTGGCCCACCAAATTTTCCCTGCATTTAAATCAAGGGCGATACCAATTATATCTCCAGTGGTATAAGAATTTCCATAGGCTACACCAACATCATCATGATATTTTTTCCCATCATGACCACCATAACCATAGCCATTTACATCATCCCCGACTCCTTTGGAAAGATCCGCACTAGACGTTCCGATCCCTATCCTTATACCGGTAGACGGCTTATCGATATTAACTTCGACTTCCCAGTACCACTTACCGGCGATCTTTGAAGAGGTTGCTCGCACACCCCCCCAAGAATTACTACCGGTGTGAGTAGTTCTCAAATTGCCGTAAGATAGGGTTATAAGAGAAGACTTATCAGATGGATTCCAAGTTACTGACATAACTTAAATCCGTTATGATGTAGCTAATTTAATATCTTTAATCCAAAAGGCACTCCCATCCGGTACGGTATAGTCTACGCCGTAATCTATACATCCGATTACCGTTGCTATTTCTTTAATAGAGAAATTATCAAAGTCACCGGCTGCCGCTGAATTGGTCTTCGAATAAATTCGAAGTTCATCAGTAGTGGCATAGTCTTCGTCGGCTACAAAATCAATATACTGATTTGTACCCGCAACAGCATCGCCTAACACCTGCAAAGCTGCACCATTCAGCTTGAATTCATATCCAGCCGTGGACTCTGAATAGTCATACTGCAATCTATATCGACCTCCAGCTACCAAGGCAGTTCCGATATCGGTAAAGGTAATTTTGCAATACTGACCAACCGCGGAGGCGACAAGACTCAGATCAGTAGTTTTATCAAATGATCCACCAAGGTCAACATTAGCCCAACTGCTCGTACCTGCCGTGAATATCCGATCTTCTTCGGTAGTGAAAAACTCAGTATCACCAAGGGCCGAAAAATCAAGAATTATCGCCGCTCCTGTAGGGCCTATATCCCCACCCGCCGCTGTCCACGATACATCATCGCAAGTCATTTCGCCTTTATCGTTGGCGTCATCTTCTGCCAACACGAGAGTTGTTAACGTTTTATCATTTTGAGTATATCCATTGGAGGTACCTAACTGATCTGCTGCTATGTTAGCGAGAGTGGCATGAGCGTCCTTATCAAAGGCAAAGGTATTATTCATTAAAATAATTTTAATATCATCAGCCGATAAATCAATTTTTTTCTTCATCAACTGGTATTTATAGTGATTTGAAAGTGTTGCTACAACAGCCATACCATACCTCCTTACGCACTCTCAGCCATCGGAATATCAACATCGTCGATGGTGGTAGTCCCGTTCGTAGTGATAGATGTGTTTGCCATATTCATTTGTGATCCGGATGTCGCAATGGCACCATCAATAACTTGGTCATCGGCTCCACCTGCGGCAGCATTATCATAAATTCTAAACCATCCGGCTGTACCGGTGGCCGTGGCCTTGCCTGACCATACTTCGTCAGCATCAGCATGAAGTTCGGCATCCGCTATCTGGCCGAAGTTGATACCATTAGCGGCAGCACCGCCCACAAAGGCTCCACTGCTTTCAGTGATCTGGATAAGTTCGGACCCTGCCTCGGCGTCGTCGGCTGCCGTCGGCTGTGAGCCGGTAAAAATCTTCATGGTCATATTGCGGAATTGATCAATGAGCGATCCGCCCCTGGCAGAGCCAAGGATTATCTGATTACCAGCTGCTTCACCGGTGATACTACCTGTAGGTATATCGAGTTGGCCGGCAGCAACCGCCAGAATTTCATAAGAACCATCATCAGCAACAGATCCCTGAATAGTAACCTTATCACCGACCTCAAAACTGCCAAGACCATTTGCTACTTGAGTGATGGTATCATTTCCATCCCCCCCATCGACAATAGCAATATCTATCCCAGTAACAAGCTGATTACATGTAGCCTTCAGGCCCAGCAAATCATTTCGTACTTTGGTTGAAAATCTAAAAGCCATAATTTTACTCCTTATTTAAATGTTTATTTAGACATACGCCTAATTTTTCTACCTTTTTTTCTAAGAGCTTTACGTATATCTTTTGATATCTGGATACAAAGCTCTTTTAACTTATCCAGTTCACCATTGGATAAATCTTTAAGTTTTTCATCAATTTCTTTTTGTGTCATATCCTACCCTACGGTATGTATAAAATTGAGCCCCCTTAATAGAGACCTCCCTTTTGTTCCTTGAGGATAAACTACTTTCTTCTTATTAAGATTTATTACGCCGCCCTCCTGCGTCCCAAGCATTGCCCCTTCACGGGTAGTCCATAAAGCACAAGGACCACTTATTTCGAATTCGGGTATGTCTGTACCGTCCATATAATCTATCGCATCAGACCACTCCAAGGCAGGATAGGTTGTTAATTTGCTCTGTACCATATCCCCGGGGACCAGCCCTTTTAAAAAATATATTGCCTTTTCAGTAGATACGAAAAGGCCATACGTCACAGGCTTTATCATCCGGATATGTGTATTGAATGGAAAAAAATTGCGGGCCATATCAAACCAATCTAAGGCACCATATTCCGAATACCACAATACATTCCCTGTGGAGATGTATATTCGCCCACCATGGTAGGCAAGATGATTCCCCTGGAAAGGGCCTGTAAAAATTCTCTGTGTAACAGGCCCGACATAATCTTTTGTTTTTGCCCAAGTGCAGGCAGTACCGTTCTCCACATAGCCCAACGCTTGATTATTCGTAAAATAAATCCGGTCCCCGACTTGCGTATAAGCCATAAGATTATTGAAGGAAAGAGACCGCAAAAGTCGATAAGAAAAATTTGTCTCAAGCAAATAGAGGCCGGCGTCATGGATAAACACGCATTCCCCACCATCGCAGAAAAGGCTATGTGAATCCAGAGGCACCCTCAAAGTCTTACCTGTACGTCGGTTAATCCTCCCTGATGGAGAAATTGTAATATTGACAGCTACCGCAAGGTCAGAGATCCCGGACTTAGAATTGTATCTTATCCTTGTCGGGTCATCGACCGTGTTAAGGCCAGTCGACCCTCTTAAGTATGGTAAGGTCTTTGCCATTAATATTTTAAGGATTCCTCTAAAAGTTTCCTCCGTTTATTTATCTTTGATGTAACACCTTGGAGGTTGCCCTTGAATACTTTTTTTTCTTTCTTTTTGGGTATTACATATTCCTGAAATTTCTTTCTTATTTTTTCTGCTAATGTTTCTCTACCCATTGTTGATATTCCTTAACATTAATCTATTATTTGTGACTTAACGTTAATATCCTATAACACAATCCGTATCACAAACTGATTCACCCGCATAATACTCAGGCTCAGCATCCACTCCAATGAAGTCTATTAAGTCGATCATGGCTTCATAAAATTTGTCAGTATGATATCTTGTTCCTACTCCATGAGCCTCGGCCCCGTCTTCAAGACCCTCTCCAAAAATCTCTTTGCATACATAATGTTTAATAAGGCGCATTTGTAAATGATCTGGTATCCCATCTGGCTCGTCAGTATTATGCACCATCTCTGTGGGCTTTCCGTAATACGACACAAGAAGATCCTCTGTGGCAGACGGTATTCCCTGGTAATAAAGCTTCTTACCTTTTACGCAAACGCTCGTTACTGATCCAGCCTCCGTCAAGTCCCTCTTGTAACAATGATTCAAAAACAGCATAAAACTGTAATAGTTGCCGCCGTCGGGTGGCAATATACGTTTTCCTGAGGAGTCTGCTACATAAAAAAGACCACGCTGATAATCAGCGGGGAGATCCGCATAGGCATTGGCAGTAGTCGAGACAGTAGCGGTTAAATACATATCCGGTAAAGGAGGAGACGTTGTGCCATCGGGCATCCGGACCCCGCCAGCTATATTATTGACAGCATCATTTATACGATCGGTTAGGTCGGTGTAAGAATCGTCTTGAAGGATACTCTGTATCGCTGTTGTAAGTGATAACAAGGTTGCCATAAAATTAAATATCCTTAAACTCAGATTCCATACGCTTCTTTAATCTTTTAAGCGAAGGTGGTTTTACTCTTGCGGACCGCATTCGGGAGAACTTAGCCTTTTTGATCAGGGTTTTACGCTTTTTTGCTGAAAGACTTTCTTTTTCTGCAGGAGGATAATAATCTTTGTATTTTTTTATTAAAGTTGCCATATTATACCTTAAAAGTGCTACGCAATTTGAATTCTTCTTTTTTCCCCTCGTTCCAATCCTTCACTGGCCTTAAATATCCAACTACCATGGAATACCACTCTGTTGGTCGATAATTCCGTAAAGTAGAATCTTTCTCAAAACAAGCGTCACACTTCATAAAAAATTGACGGTCCTCTGGGGTCGGCCCAACTTGCGGGTTATAGAGAACTCCTCCGGAAATTGTTAACTTACCGTCTTCGGCCCAATCAATATCTATAGTAACGGCATGGCCACAGTCGTGGCAAGTGCCCTGGAAGCCGATATGAGGACTCCCTGCATCTTTAAAATATTTCCGTAGGTCTTCTATTTTAAGCATAACGCTCCATTAATTTCCTTCATCTTCTTCTATGGCATCTATGCTATGGTTAGGATCTATCTGATCAAGCCCCCAATCTATCAATCCTGCAAGCGGATGATACCAAGGTATAGTACCGCCGTGCCTTCGCTTTAGTTTTCCTAAACGAGAGCTTATTGTCTCATCGGGCCAACCACCAATAATTGTATTAAATAGTTGATCTATGCTGATAAGAAGATTTAAAAAATATCTTTTCATTTTTCCCAATAAAATAGGTCTTCTGCCCTAAGCATATATTCCTCAAAAAGTGGCCGCTGATTTGCTAGGCTGGTTCAGCGAGCCGAGACCTCGATAGGTTCAAAACCGTTGGCAGTGAACTCAAATGGGAGCGGAGGTGAGAATCGAACTCACGATTACCGGGATATGAACCCGGTGCCTTACCTCTTGGCTACTCCGCTAAATTTAATATATAGGAAGCACCCCGTCTC